GAGCATTCCGAAGAAAAATCAAGAATGGTACGCCAAGAAAACAGCTTTCCATGACACAGCTAAGAGATCGCTACAGGAATTAGAGGTAAGGTACGATGTTGCGTTAACATCAAGGTCTTACCCTGAATACGATGAAAATGCTCACATGATGAGTCATAAGGTTTACTTGAACAATAAACGACCGCTATACTGTTTCATGGATTTTGGATTGTCTGGTGAGGTGTTCCTATGGGCTCAGATGGATGTTTATAAACGGTTATTCTTTATGTACTATAAAATCTATCGTAACCTACTTACGCGAGAATTGATACCGAAAATGAGAGAAAATCTCGCACACCTCGGTTATAATGGAGAAATTAGCGATATCAAGTTCATTGGGGATAAGTCAGGAGATAAACGTAGTAGGCAAACAAAGACAAGTGTCATTGATGAATATAGGCTTTTGAGCAACGGCGCGATTAATATTAAGTATAAAGAATTGCATAATGACGAAAAGATGAAGTGCGTCAAGGCCTGCCTCGAATCGTTCGTTGATGTTAACGGGATTATGAAACCTCAGTTCAATGTATCAAAAGAACCGACATGTATAAAACTCTCTGAATCTATTAAAATGCTTCAGTTAAATAAAACTAAGAAAGATCATGTTGACAACAAATATACTCATGTTGTTAATGCACTTGAATACGGGATTAATATGTTACTTCCCCGCAGGAAAGTTGCGGCAGCTGTTTTGTGCATGGATTCTAATGAAAGAATTGAACGAGATCAACAAGGGAAGAATCAAATTATTAGGACTAGCGCACCTAAAGCGGCAACAGTATCTTCCATAATTTCCCCTTACAGGATTGAAAGAAAAGGAGTAATAAGACCATGTTAAAAAAAGACGAATTGAAAGAAAATTTTAAATCAAGATCAAACCGTTTAACGGCAATTAACAAAAGGCTTAAAGAAGCATATCCAATGGTAGGTAGTAGTGGAGAAGATGCGTTATGGCGGTCATTGACGTTAGATTCTATGAGGGATTTGACTCAGCTCACTCAGCGCAGGATGCAAAATATCGCATTTTATCTTTATGACTCGAACCCTATGGCGCGTCGTGTCATTGAGATAACAACTGACTTTACTGTTGGCGATGGATTTACTTACACAGCAGAAGATAAAGATGTTTTTGAAGTAATTGATAAATTCTGGAATGACCCTGACAATAACTTAGATGAAAACATTTACGAGAATGTTACAGAACTATCTCAGTTCGGAGAAAATTGTTTTCCTGTATGGGTGAATCCAGTTGACGGTTCTGTTAAGTTAGGGTACATTGACCCTTCGACTATTATTAAAGTAAAGAAGGATAAGGTCAATCCAAGAATTAATGCTTTACTTCAATGGAGAAAACCGAGAAGTCAGAAAACAAATGATTTAAAGATTATTAATGTTGATAGGAACGCAAAGTCAAAAACTGTCGGGAAATTGGTCGGAGATACGTTCTTCTTCACAATCAATAAACCCGTAAGCGCGACTCGCGGGCGGTCTGATTTGTTATCTTTAGCAGATTGGCTCGATGGATATGACCAGTTTCTTTTCGCAAGATTAGAACGAGCCTTTCTGCTTAATACATTCTTTGAAGATATTGAATGTGAAGGTATGAACGCAGAAGAATTAAAAGAATTCGTTAAAGCTTTACCTACCGATCGTAGACCGGGTTCATTCAGGGCGCATAATGAGAAAGTAAAATTCAGCGTTATTTCGCCTAAATTAGAAGGGGCAGATGCTTCAAACGAAGCGCGTTTGTTCAAGAATCAGATATTAGGCGGTGCCGGTTATCCAGAGCATTGGTTCGCTGAAGGTTCAAAAACAACTCGCGCGACTGCTATGGAAATGGGACTTCCTACATTAAAGAAGTTACGACGTAGACAAAAGATGATCAAGTTCCATTATGTAAGAATTATTAACTTTGTAATTGACCAGGCTATTATCGCAGGAACATTGTCTGAGAAGGTCAATCCAAGTTTTAAAATACACACGCCTCCGATCGTTTCTAAAGACAACAAAGGATTGGCAGAAGCATTTAAAGGGTTTGTTGAAGCCCTTATCCTTGCTGTTGATAAGAAATGGCTCGCTGAGGGTGACGCAAAGAACGCTATCAAAACGATGGTGTCTCAAGTTGGTATGGAAGGGTTTATGACAGAAGACGAAAAAGAAGAAGAAATCAAGAAGAAAGAAGAAGAAGAAGAAGAAACACCTGAAGAAACAGAAGACGAAACACCTGAAGAAAAACCAGAAGGAGGGGATTTGAATGAGATATAAGAATTTCTTAATTGCGTTACTTGAAAACTATCCGGACAGCCCGCCTGATAAGGGCAGCGATATAAGAATTATGGAAGGGGTTAAGCCTGCATTTGGTTCGCCAGGCGGAAAGTTCTTTGTTGCCGGTAAACTTATTCCATTATTCCCAGAGCATAAAAAGTATGTTGAGGCGTTTATTGGCGGTGGAAGTATATTATTTAGAAAGAATAAGCAAGAAGGTATTCCTGAGTTCATTAATGACAGGGATGAAGAAATCGCGTTCTGTTTCAAGTTCATGCAGAGTCTTTCAGACGAACAGTTGAAATCGTTAGAAAGCAAGGAATGGACAACTAAGGAAGTTGTGTTCAATAAGTTACGGGCTCAGCATAAAGAGAATGAGAAGGCAGGGGATCCTTCGGAACGGTTCTATCGAGTTGCGTATCTCAAGGCGGCTTCTGATGCCGGAGAAATGCGGTCATACGATGGCAGAGCAGAAGGCGATGTCATGAAGGTGACCACAAGGTTAATGAAATTAAAAGAAAGATTACAAGGCGTAACGATTGAGAACATGGATTATAGAGAGTTTTGTAAGAAACATTCGTCTGCTGATTCATTCACCTTTCTTGACCCGCCATATCCAAGCGCTAAGATGAACTGGAAATTCTGTCCTTCTCAGGAAGAATTCGAATCGTTCAGTAAAACCGTCCCGGGTAAATGGATGATAACTTACGAGGTTTGTGAAGGATGGAAAGAAGCACAGTTTTCACGTAAACTTCTTTCGCAGTATAACCTTGCCGCGCCAAGTTCCGGACACATGACAAGAAAGAACGAGTTGGTAGTTTCGAACTATCCGTTGAAAGAAAATAAGGAATCAGGCATGATGAATTCTGTTGATTTGGATATAGCAGAAGATGTTTTTGAGTTTGTTTCTAATATTAAGATTAATAATAATATGAGTTTAGAAGAATCTAAGAAAACGATAGAAAATTATATGTATATTAAGCAGTGGCGAAAACCGGACTTCCTTGAAGGAAAAAGAGTTGAAGACCATATTATCGTTACTGAATCTAATATGAATATATACCTTTCTAAGAACGATATATCTCAAGAATCTTTTAAAGAAGGAACGGCATACTTCATGCCACAAGCAAACGAATTGTTCAAGGTTTCTGAGGCAGTTGCGTTCTTGCCTCCGCGATCTGAAATGAATCCTACTATTTATCCTTCATGGGTAAAGAAAATAAATGAAGGGAAAGTGAGTATAGAAAAGGTCAGTAATTTAGAAAAAATCATTGAGTTTTCAGGTGACGGAATTACTGGAAAGTATAAGTTTATAAGAGAATCTGAAAACGCTGATTTCTGGAAAGTTGAGAAAATACTTGACAAGTAAGGTTTTTCCTATCTATACTTTTAATAGAGGTTATAAACATGAAAGAGATAAATCCTTTTTGGTTAGGTTATATTATTGGTCTTTTTGAAGGAGAAGGATATATTGCGTTCAATTATTCTTTCAGAAAAGGAAAATATGAACGCGAGTATTATACTGTTCATATTGGAATTACGAATTGCAATAAAAGACTTCTCCAAATAGTAAAAGAAAATTTAGGATATGGAAAAATTTCAATTAAGCCGAAAAAAAATGTTAATAATAGACAATGTTATGTATGTAGAATTGTTAAACAAAAAGAATGTTTGAAATTTTTGGAATTAATTTTTCCATATTTGATTGAAAAAAAAGAAAAAGCTTCTTTGCTTATCCCGTTTTTAAAGTCTCGGATTGCATGTAATCCTCAAGCAAAGGCTAATTGTCAACGAAAATATAATGAATATGAATTAGGATTTTATCAAAAATATAGACAGTTAAAATCGTTTCAATCTACAAAGGAGAGAAATCATTCCTTTTCCCAATGAGCATAGCGCGCGAGTAAAAGAGCCTGTACCCTCCAATGCTGCTACTACTCGTCGGAAATCTGTTTCGCCTGGTATTTCTATTATTATACAGAAATCTAAAGG